ATCGGGTCATATCCTTTTTCGCCAATTCAAGTTCAGCTTTCAATCTGGCATCCTCTTTAAGTGCCTTTCTCACTTCCCGGTAATACTCCCGCAATTCCTCCGCCGTGATTGGCTTGACTTTATTGCATCTGGTACAAATATTTTCACACCAAGTGGGGCCCGGGCAAAATTCGCACTGTTCCCGGTCATTGGTGATTTCAAGTAAGCGGTTTAGTTCCATTGCGTTCATTCTTCCTTTCCAGTGCCTCGTACCAGCTCTCATGCACTTTGATTCCATGCTCACGTAGGGCGGCGATAAACCGTTCTAACAGTATGCCGTCGCTGCCTGGAGTTACGAGGTTCCCCCAGTGTTCTTGCGGCGGGTCTTTCCGACAACCGTTCTTAATTTCAAACACGAGGAACAGCTCAAAAAGACCGGAACAAATGAGTTTGTCGGGGTAGAGTGTTTGCAGAAGGCTACACCACTCGCTGTACTCAACACTCGTAACCTCTTTAGCCGCAATGAACTTGAGGCTCGCCTCGGTAAACTCGTAGTAGATATATCCACGGTGGTTTTCTGCCTCGCAAATTAAAGCTTTATTTTTGGGGTTGTAATTCATTTCAATCATTGCTGTTCTTCTCCACTCCGCGCCACTGAAAATGGCATATTTCGCAATCTCCCGGCCCCAGGCAAATCTCGCACGGATCCGCGCTAAATATCACGAGTCTCTGCATATCGTTAACAGCTACTTCCACCTCTGAGTGCAGTTTGCTATTTTGAGATTTTAGATAGGCATTCTCCCTAAGTGCTTTCACCGCTATATGGCAGGCGGCAACAAAATCCATTGCTTCTTTGCTGTGTTCGGTGCCGTCAGCCAAGGCCGACTTCACGAATCTACACTCTGATTCTAATGTTTTTATCGCTTCTCGTTTGGTCATCGTTGTTGATCTCCTTTCATTTTTCCGGATAAACGATCCTCTGCCCGCACTCCGGGCATCTCTCCGGCCTCCTACTCGTCTCAGCCCCCCCTAGTTGGGCAGAGCAGTATGGGCAGGTATATACGACCGTGTGATATAACGTGTATTGCTCAATCGCCTGTTCCAGCGGTTTGCTCTTTCGTATTTTTCGCATCGGATTGCCTCCGCTCGTTGATTTTCTGCTCAATCAATTCGTAGCTCACCATTTCGCTCCGCAGTAAGCATAGGCATTTTACTGAGGAGAGAAGGAGGTTGGACAGGTCTGCCGTATCGGCTGTTTGAATAATCTGTGTCAGGACACAACCGGAAGCTTTCACCGCTTCCAACTGCGCGCGCATGGTCTCCAATCGTTGTTGCTCCCTGTGATGCGCCTCCCGGTACGCCCGACAACATTGCTTCTTCTCCCGCTGCGCCTGTTCCTTTGGGATCCGTCTGCTGTAATAGTCCTGGTACAGCCTGCGCAGACAGAGATATGCATACTGCTCCGGCTGCCCAAGGCCGTCAGGCAGAGGCTCGTTGTGCATCGCGCACCGCTCAATTTCCTGCAACTCCATGACACACCTCACAGTATCTCCTCAAAGTCGTCCCGGCTACCTGGGGCGGTTTTCTCTTTCAGCCAGCCGTATTCCTTTACACCGTTTTCGAATCCTTTTTTGCTCGTAATCCGTTTTGATTTCCGACTAAAGTACAGCTCGACTTCCTGCCCCTTGCGGGTGATCCGCCCGGTCAGGCGGTTTTTCAGAACGGACAGTTTGCTGTCGCAATCCTCCGGGTTATCCTCATGCTTGTCTGCGTTGCTGGAATACGTCAGCACCACATCCGCCCGGTTCGTGATATCTGAACTGCCGGATACATCATCGTTCTCCAGCTGCTCCCGTGTCTTCTTCGGATGGGCGACCAGCAGGATCACCACATCATGCCGCACCGCGATCTGCTTGAGCTTTTTGACAAACGCGGATTGCGCCCGGTACAGGTCGTCTTTTGTCTCCACGTCCATAGCCGTCATCAGGTTATCGATGCAGATGAATTTCACCCCGTACCGCCGAATCGTGTGTTCAATCGTCTCTGTCAGGCTCTCCAATTCCTCGCCGTCCACGGCGTTGTTGTCGTAGAGATATGCCCGATCCTGATACCAGAGGCCAATCCGTTCTGACACGCCTGGAGCCAGAGAGTAAACAGGCTCGTCGAACATATTGCGGCTTTCGGCGATATGATCGGGTCCTGCCAGCTGGAGATCAATCCAGCGGCGAAAATGGTAGTCCGGCAGCTCGCCGCTGTAGGCCAGCACAGAGTAGCCTTGGTCAAGCGCCTCTGCCATAAGCTGCCCCATGAAGGTGGATTTGCCTTCGCCCCTCCGGCCGGTGAGCAGGATCACCTGACCAAAGTAGAAGCCGCCGATGATGCGGTCAAGCTCAGGAATCCCGGAGAAGATTCGCGGCAGGCTGTAGATATCCACGCTCTCCACGTCGGAGAGCCGTTTGACATTGCTCACAGGCGGCACTTCCGCATTTTCCACGGCGGTAAGGATTGCCTGCTTCCCATACTTACGAAAAATATCGTTTGCATCCTTCTCGCCGAGATAGTCCTCCATGCAGACCGCCTTGACGGTGTTCGGCAGCCGCCGCTGCAAGGTGTCCAGCAGTGTGACCTTCCCGTGCTCGCAGTCGCCGAAAACGACAATCTCTTTGAACTGCACGATCCAATCCCACACGTTTTCCAGGAACGTGAAGCCATTGCAGCCGTTCGGGACGGAGACCGCATTGGGAACCCCGCACTCTGCAAGCGTCAGGCTGTCAATCTGGCCTTCGGTGATAACCAGGCGGTCAAAGCCTACGCATTGCGTCATGCCGAAAAGGATCGGCTTTGCGTCTTTTTCACACCACTCCTTGTTGCCTTTGCCGTTGAATCTCGTGTTGCGGTATTTGACATAAGCCAGAACGTTGTGCTCGTCGTAAAACGGGAAGACCAGGATGTCCGGCCGGTCCCTACGGGTGGTGATACGGTATCGCTCTACAATTGCCCGGCCAATGCCGCGGAACTGAAGATATGTAACCGCGCCTTCCCGGACGGGGATCGGGCGCTGGGGCAACTCCCGGTACACTTTCGGGCGGGTGGTGTCGCCAAAATCCAGATGGTAGTGAAAATCCCGGGCCAACTCCACGAAATGCCCGGCCTTCCCACATCCGCTGCGAAAGCATTTGAAGGCCCCGCTGGTGAGATTGACGGAGAAGGTGTTCTTATCCCTGCTTTCCCCACCTCGGCAGTATGGGCAGTAGGTGAAGAAAAGCTCCCCGCTTTTTTCGTGGACGTCGGCGTCCAGGACGCGGGCCAGGTCATACACGTCCGATGGTTTCAGCTCGTAGCCCATCATTCCCGCATCCTTTCAAAAATCGATTTTTCTCCGGTCGGGCGCTCCGGCGTTTTTGCGCCGGACGCGCGCGCGTTTTCTTTCTTCTCTTCTTTATATTCTTCTATATTCTTACTTTGTTGCCCTTTGCCTGCCCCTTGCCTGCCCGGTTGCGTGCCCTTTGCTTGCCCTTTTGCCTGCCCTCTGGTCTGGTAGGCATCGTAGTTTGTGACCGTAAATACAGTAAATCTTGGATATGCCGTCCTTGCCACTTCGCCTGTCCGTTCTAAGTGTTGTATCCCTGTCCGAATTTGCTTAATTGTAAAATGTAATTCCTCGGATAGTTTGGTATATGAGGAAACACGGGAACCGCGTTTGATAACAATTCCTTTCCAATCCTCATCGTAGGCGTTGACGGTCAGGAGCAGATGCAGGAACAGACATTTGGTGACGGTATCGTCGTACCATTCCCAGTCGAGGAGCGAGCGGTAAAGCTTGATATATCCATTTTTCAGCATCACAGTTCGCCCCTCTCCAGAATCGTTTTGAGTTCATAGCGCAGGATCCTGCCGATCAGTTCCCCGGAGGTCTCACTCCGGCAAAAGACAGGAACAAGGTTATACCGACCGCTCCAGGCCAGCAGGGACGCGGTAAGCGCGGCAGGGTTCATCCGACTGCGGTAGGCGCCGCTGAGCGCCTTTTCCCAGTTCGCGTTTTCTACTAGCAGGTAGACCTTGGCCCCATCCTCTCTGGCCCGGATGAATTCCCGCTCAAACCGGGCTCGACTGCGTGTAAAGCAGGCACAGAGCTCGTCAAGGTTCATCTTGCGCTCAATACAGATTTTTCCTGCCGCGCTAATGGGCTCTCCCACTGGGTTTACAAACCGGCATGAGTAGTCCCCATAGTCGAGCTTGCAGCGCTCATATGGATACTGTATTGCCTTCAGGCGGCGCCGCAGGGCAGGGGTATCCTGCTCCCGCGTATCCACCAGCACCACCATGCTCTCCATCATCCGTTCAATCTCAAAATGGTTGTATTCCGCCATCGCGCTCAGAACGGGAGGTCGTCATCATCGTCCAGCGCCTCGAAATCCTTAGGGCCGGTTGTTTCAAAAGGCGTTGACGCCGGTCTGTCCTGACACGGCTTATCCTTCGGCGTTTTAAACTTTCCACTGCGGATATCATCCGCCGGGATAAGCGAGCAGCATTTTGTGGTCCAGCCAGTCCGTCCGTTCATCTCCCACTCCTCGTTGCGGAACAACGCGCCTACCAACAGACCTTTGAGCTTGTTCTCGTCCCAGTCAAAGCGGAAACCCTTATTGCTGTCTTCAAAGGCAAACATAGCGTTGTTAAAGGCGTTTTTCGCCCATGCATCCTTATCGCTGCCATCGTCTGCGGGGATGCGCAGGCGGTAGGTTCCCCGCCACTTCTTGTCTTCATACGTCTGGCCCCTGTAGTCGTCTCGGAAGAAGCCTTTTTTGTCGCCCTCTTCCACATCGAAGCTCAGGAGCAGGATATCCCCCCAGTCGTTATGCACGGGCTTTACGTCCATGATTTTGACCACATAGCCGCCCGCGGGCAGCTGCTCCCTGACATAGCTCCGTTTCGGTTCGTATCCGCTGAATGCTTTCATCGTATGTACTCCTCCTGTTATTTTTCAGTATTTAAATCCCAATATTCCCGGATGGTGCCGTCCACCATCTTCAGGTCGTTGTCGATTTCCAGAAGATTGAACATATCTTTAGGAGATTTCGCCGTTGTATACCCATCGGTTTGGGTTTCAAAGTGATATCGATGCCCGTCTGACCTGCAATACAGGACGACGGAGAACAGGCCCTCAACGGTGAGTTGGTTATCGAGCATTTTACCTACAGTCTTGGCCTTGATTTTGCCGCTGTCTGTGATTTCGCTGTGATGCAGCAGGTAAACGATCGTATCATCTGGCAAAGACCGAGAGATGTAGTCAATCATGGAACGGAAGCGCACGGCGATATCCGTAAACTTCCCATAGCCAGTTTCCTTCGCGCGGTCAAAGAGTTCAAAGGCCATCAGGTACTGGCTGTCATCGATGGCATACCGCTTGTATTGCTTTTGCTTGAGTGCGGCGCCGATAGATTCATAGGTCGCGTTTTTGACAGTATCGAGTTTTTTGCGGAATGACAGGGGCTTGTTGGCCACGCTGAAGACCAGGATTTCCCCCGGTTCAAAATTGCGCAGACTGGTTGTTTTTCCGCTGCCAGATTCACCGATGATTAGGATAGGGATTCCCATTATGTGTCCACCTCCTGAATAGCCAGCGGGCAGTCGTCGCCCCGCCGGGTCTCATAAATCTCATTGAGCGGTTCATAGGTCTTGACGCAGATAACGCGAGTATTTCCGCGGAAGGTTTTCCGCTTGCAAAAGGGACACCACTGGCAAGCGAGATCCCCATTGGGGAAATGGACTTCCACGGTTTCCGTGCCGGTTATGTAAAAGTCAACTCTGCAGTCAGGAATCATGCGGATCGCCCTCCCTCCGGATCCAGTTGCCCGAGAAATACCAATCCACAAGGGCTGTCAGGAACTCCGGCGTTTCCGGGGTATCCTGCATCCGGCCGATCCCGCAACGTACCATTGCATAAGCCGGCGCGTTTTCTGCGGAGACGCGCTTTCCGCGCTCCGGGCCAATCCCTTCGTAATACATAGTTTTCTCCCTCCTTCCAGAGCTCCATCGCGAGTTCGTCCCGTTCGGCAAAGGTCATATTTTATATGCCTCCTTGACTTCCAGCGCCCCCAATGCTACACTGTAGCTGTAAGGATCGCCTTATTTTGTTCGGGTTTTCTTACGTGCCGCTTCTGACATGGCCGTGTCAGGGGCGGCTATTTCTTTTGCTTGTCGGTACTGGCCCAACAGAAACGCAAGCAGGTTTCCATAGCCGGTATCAAAATATGGGCCATATGATTGATGTCCAATTGTGTGCCGCTGATAATGTGCCTGGGCATACGTGTCCGTTTCGTCCCCAAAACATGTTGCTGTAATACTGCATCCGTCTGGGAATCTGACGATATGTACGGTCATGTTGATCTCTGGGGCACGCACAAATACAGGCCAAGTGCGCCAAGTGCGCAGGAATTCCAAG